TGGATTTCGTGCGGCCCAATTTGCGCGATAATCCGTCTTCTGAAGTGCCATGACTTAATCCTTGCTCAATAACAGTTCAGAAAAAAGGCCATCATCAACAGGGCGATTTTCACGCACTGTATAAGCGGCAGAATCAACGGTAATAGACGTGCCGCGAGCAGCACTGCTTACATCAGAAGTTTTTGCAGTTAGCAAATACTCCCGAGACAAAGCAACACCACCCGCGATCACATCCATTGGTGAATCAAGGATACCCTTGAATTCTGAGCCCGCGCCGATTTGACACGTTACAGCGAATTCACTGAGGCTCAAAAATGCAAGGGTATCGTTAATCATCAGCCGTACTTCTTAGAAGCAAGGGCCGTGACAGAAACAGCGCCAGCACCAGTACCACCAGCAACGGTGATGCTCAGCTTGACATAGCGCTTCATGTCATTGGTGTTCACGCTGATCTTCTCCACCAAAGCCGTGTTGGCATCAGTGGTCGTGAACGCGCCGCCGGTCACATCGGTGTAAGTACCACCGGAAGTGTCGGACTCTTGCAGCTTCACGGCGTAAGTGATGGAAGCACCACCGGCCTCAGCGTCAAGAACGACGGCCATTTCGCCTTCGTAGTCATTCAGATCAACGGCAGAGCCAAGACCAGTGGTCGTGACAACGTCGTTGGGCAGAAGACTCAGAAGAATCGTTTTGTCTCCGAGATTCTGGATCATGGTTTTACTCCTTGAAAATTAAATGGGTGATCAGAGAGTGTTGTTACCGCGAGAGAAGCTCTCAGGGTGACGAACTGCCATGTCCACATCTTGCATGGCGACCACGCGAACAGTGCCGCTGGTGCTGTGGGTGTAAGGATCAACAGTCAGATCCAGACCGGAGAAGTAACCGATCAGCAGGTCAGCAAAGTTGCCGAACCACAGATCGTTGCTTGCAACTTGGTTGCTCACCAGACCGCGATAGCCGTTGACTTCGCCACCTTCATAGATGAACATGCCGGAGCCAGAATCCTTGACGGCAGTCTTCAGAGCACCGCGCATTGCGGCGTTCATCAGATACACAGGAGTGCCGAGCAGAGCGTTAGCACCTGCAACGTCAGACTCAAGAGCAACCACTTCGGCAAACGTCGGAGTGTTAGCAGCGAAATCTTCGGTCAGCACACCAGTTGTATTCTTGAGGCCCAGGGGCTCAGAATTGGTGCCGGTGCCATACAGACCGCTGTAGTCAATCTTCAGTGCCAGAACCCTAGCAAGATCACGGCGAACCATGTTCTCAACGTCGATGCTGGATTGAATCAGCAGGCGACGGCTGTAGTCGTTGTAGGCAGCCACGGTGCGAGGCATCATGGTCACCTGATCCACAGTCTGCTGGGACTCGGTAGGTGAACCGGACTCAGCCACCCAGTAAGCAGTGGCAGCACCGTTTTGGCGGGGAATTGCAACGTTGCCGGTCAGGCCGCTCAGCACGGTTGCACCAGCTTGATCCAGTGCAGATGAGTTGCGCAGGATGTCAATGAAGGATCCAGCCTGCAGCTCGGTGGCGACTAGGTTACCGGCAGAAGCAGCAGAACCAACGGTCAGGTCGCGGGTGAGCACTTCCTGAGGAATGGTGATACCACGGGACTGACGGCCAAGCTTGGCAGCAGCAGCTTCAGAGGCTTCGATTTCAAAGCCAGCGGCTTCGCGTGCAGCACGGTCAGCAGGATTTGCCAGGTAGCTGATGGCGCGAACCCAAGAGAAAGAACGGGTTTCCTTTTCAGAAAGACCGATCTCTGCAGCGGTGTTATCCACTGGTTTGATTTGAGAGCCCATTTGATCAATAAGAGCAGAACGAAGTTCATCCAGCGAACGAGAATTCATGACGAATTCCTGTGCCAGATCGATGTTGTCAGTGCGCTTACCTAGGGCAAGCATTTCTGCAGCTTCCTTAGCCTTGGCCTCGCTGGCCTCAGCACGAAGAAGCTCCAAGTTCGGAGTTTGTTCTTCCATAACTGGAGATGGTTGAGTGTTTACGGTTGAGGCCGTAGATACAGCTTCATTGTGTGTGAAACTGCGACCAATGCCAACAGTTTGATCCGCTGGCACGGTCACCAGCGAAATTTCAAACGGTTGATAGGAAGTAGCGCGATACGTCGTTGGCGACGTAGTACGATCTTCCTCCATGTCATTAATTTTATAGCCAAAACTTACATTGCGAATAATTCCATCTTTGATTAAATCTTGCATTTCGCGACCCAACTCATTATTTGCAAGTTTTACTTTTGCGTAGCCACGCTTGTCTTTGATGTATGCACGCTCAACAACACCAACAATTTTATCGGCATCATGTTGATAAAGAAGTGGCGCTCCGTCATTCAGGCGCGACAGATCCATCGCACTTTCTGACATTGTCAATACTTCGCTACCAAAATAACGCTCGACAGGTTCTTCAGAAGCAAAAGGAAACTCAACAGTGCGATCGTCCTCAGCGTAAAACTCAGTACGATGTGCGCGTACAAGTTTTGTGTTTTCATACATACGAATTGCTGCAATCTTTGTCAACGTACTGAATTTATGGCCGACCTTGCGGTCAGTAGCTTCGCCATCACGATAGAGCGTAATCAATGCGGCGGGATCGTCCGCAGTGCCAGTAATAGTAAAAGACGAATCAGGGACATCAATTGTTCCGTCTCGTTCAACACGAACAATGCGTCCGCGAGCAGTACCGCCAGAAGAACTCCAGCTAACAAAATCACCGACCTTGAGTGCATCAGGCTCAGCACGATCCATGTCCTGTTCAGCTTCGACTTGTTCTTCAATTAAATCACAATCGTTGACATTAGCCATTAGGATTCCTCCTCGTGGTTTTCAGGATGAGCCGTTTCTTCAGGCGGCGGGTTTTGTGATTGGCCTGCCTTGTCAACTGCACTAGGGTCAGAATCCAAAACAATGCCAAGCTCGTCCATTGTGGCAAGCTCATGCTGTCTTTGCCTCATTGTTTCCTCAAAATCGCCGCCGTGCAAAGCAATGACTTGCGACAGCGTCATGATGCCACTGCGAATCAAGGATTTGTAAGCTTCTGCTTCCTTTTGCGGATCAACGAATTGTGCTGCTGGTGCAACCCATTTTGATTCGTAGTACCGATCGGGATCCATATCAAACCCCGACACACGCAATTCACCTGCCATAACGGCCATTTCCATCCACTTTTCGTAGACGGGCTGACAAAGGCGCTCGATGATGTATTGCTGCAGGCCGCGATAATGTGCGCGAGTTTCAATCAGTTCAAGACGGGATGAGCTGTAATTTGATTGCGAAAAATCACTACTCACTTGCGTGTAGCTGCATCCAACGCCGGAGGCAACGGCACGCAGCATCTGCGCAACAAAAGGCGTAAAAGCATCATCTGGCCGCTGAGGTGAGAAGAACTGCATCTCTTCACCCGGTGCGAGACGGCGGATGCTGCCAGGAGCGAAGTCCAGCACCGACTGATCTTCAAACGTGCCATCCTCAAACAGCTCCTGATCAGGCGTGCGAACAAAGCCCATCATTGCTGAGCTGGCACGGGCCGCGATAATCTCTGCCTCTTCGTAACCTCTCAAGTTATTGAGACGCATAATTGCCGAGGCAAATGCGGTTACACCACGGGTCTGCCCCGGACGCTCGGTGCTGTAAAGATGAATGATTTCTTCGGCCGGTACACGAACACGACGCTTTTTCGCAACATTTCCGTATGAAAACTGATAATCACCAGGGTGATACGTCAAGAAATGGTATGCGACCGGCCGTCCCCATTCATTAATTTCAACGCCCATACGGACGCGATTGCCATTTGCCTCAAAGCCTGTGTAATCATCGTCGAGCAGATCAGCCTCAATAACCTCAAGACCAAACGGCACGCGAGAGTCGCCAAAGCGTTGATTCACAAAGCGGACAAACACCTCGCCCGTTTCGATCATGCTGCGCATACACAAGCGCTGAACTTCATTCCAGCTCAACGTGCCACCAGCGTGACAATTCTTAGCCTTTCCCCACTTTCGCCATTCGTGCTCAATGACGCTATTCAGCCTTTCGTCAAGGCGGCCGCCACGAATCATTCGGACTTGCGCCTGATGCTTGATACCTTGCCCGACGACATTATTGACAAGGGCACGCAAAGCAGATTTTGCAAAGTCTGAATCACGAACCAGCGAGCGAGCGCGATTACGCAGGATCCGAAGGCTGTTCTTGACTTCCGAATCAGCGCTAGTGCCTTGACTAACCCAATCGCTTGTAAGGCGATTCAGATCAGCACCGGCATAGTTGCGGCGTTGACGCTTTTTGCGACGAGTGAAGGGCCACATCTCAGATAAACCTCACGCGAGTGACGCCAGGATTACCGAGGCCCTGTCGGACCTTTTCAGCGCGGCGCTCTCTGTCAACTTCAGCTTTCAAGGTATCCCGTAGTTGCAGAAGCTCTGTCATTTTATAACGCTTCAGGCTCCTGTTTCCAATTGTGTACTCTTGCACAACACCGCCTTCCGCGAGCGTCCGTATTGCGGCTTCAACTTTCTCAAGGTCGATTTCAGCTCGCGAACGATCGTCAAACGCACCAGGCGTTCCTGTATAGCCCAGTGTCGCTTTGACTGTAAATTGACCGCGACCAGCAGTGTGCTGTAGTGCTCCTGCGGTTGTGATGGCCTGCCACGTCCAAAGTCCTGCATCAAAGTTCGTCGTCGTGCTGCTGGGGACAGTAACGCGCCAGCCATCCGACTCTGCAACACCAACAATGGTGGCACCTTCAGATGCGGTGTTGGTCCTAGCGTACCAAGTCAGCGTGTAAGTTCCGCTAGTGATGTTGTTGCCGATCGTGTCAACAAACGCAGGAACGTCAAAGATGACTGTGTCACCTGCGTGGATAATTTCAGGAACAGAGATCGTCACCAGTTCGTCACGAATGATCCTCGCTGTCGTGCAATGCGCCGACGACGAAGCGGTTGCTGTTCAGATTCTACCGGCTTGTCAGGTTGTTTGTCAGCCTTTACAACTTTAGCTTTTGCGAATTGCTCAAATATTGTATTACGGTTAAATCGCATGTATAAGAAATTTAACGCTGCGTAGCTGTAAACGAAGCAGTCCAATGCTTCATTACGATCACCTGCTTT